TTTGCGACATACAGATGATTTTGGAACAAGACGGATACAAAACATCTTGTAAATACGGCCAGAACTATCAGGAAATGAAGAATTTATAAATTTTTAGCACAATTATTAGATATTTATATATGAATAATAATTTTTTTGATTTAACTTACGATTACTTGAACAAGCTTTTTTGCACGTTTACCAAAAAGGAAGACCTTCAGGTCACCATATCGGATATAAAATCCAGATATGAAGTAATCTATTCTAAGATATTCATATTAGAAACAGATAACGACAACGAATACGTGTGTACATACAACATTGATAGCGACAATATCAATAAAAACAATGTACTCCCTAATACAATTCTTATGCATCGCCGTAAAGAATGCAATGTTCTTTACACTATAAACTCCCTCAACAAGCTTATCGAGTCACTTAATGGCGGTGTTAGGGATAACAACTATAAAGTTAACTGGAAAGACTATGAGAATAGCATCCTCCTTACCCAAAAGGACCAGTTTGTACAACTTAAGACCAGGATCCACGATATAGTTAATGTGGATAAAAAATAATTTGGAGTAGTTAATATATTCCTTACTTTTGTTCTTCACTTTTAAAAAAACAAGTTATGTCCAAGATTGATTTGATTAAAGAAAGACTGAATAAGCTACAGTCTAAAAACTCAGGCTCCGCATTCGAAAAGATTGATTTCACAACCATTTTCTGGAAACCAAAGTTGGGAAAGCAGGTAGTTAGGATTCTTCCCAGGAAAACCAACAAAGACTTCCCATTTGCAGAAGTTAGCTTCCATCAGTACAACATCTTCAAAAAGAACGTTTACAGTCTTGAAAACTTCGGTGAGAAAGATCCTGTAGTTCAATTGATGCGTGAACTCTATGATGAGAACACAGAAGAAAGCAAAGATTTGGCTCGCAAGCTTAGGCCTCGCACTAAATTCTTTGCACAAGTATTGGTTCGTGGAGAAGAAGGTATGGGTGCTAGACTTTGGGAGTTTAATAAAACTACCTACGAGAAGTTGCTTAGCATCATGGCCGATGATGATTTCGGTGATGTTTCTGATGTAACAGAAGGTACTGACCTTACTGTAGAAGGTTACAACGATGTGATCAAGATTGGTAAGCGTGATGTCAACTACGTTGCAGTTAACGTAACTCCAAAGAGAAACATCTCTGCTATCTCTGAAGATGCTTCTCTGGTACAGAAAGTATTAGAAACACAAAAAGAGATTACTGAAATCTACAAGAAGTATTCTTATGATGAAATTAAGAAGATGCTTCACGATTATATTAATCCACAAGAAGCACAGTCTGAAGAAGTATCAACTCCTACAGTAGAAGCAGCAGCCCCGGTTGCATCAAATGATGATGAGGACACTCCTCCGTTTGATGGCCCATACAAATCAGTAGCACCTGCAGCAACAGCGCCAAAGCCCAGCTCGGTAGCATCTAAGTTTGACGATTTATTCGGAGAAGAAAATTAAAAAATAAAAATATGGCAGAATCAAAAAACATCAAAGGTGCTGTAGCCAGCGCCTTAGGTAAGAGTGCGTCTTTTAATTTAGAGAGCTTTAAGAAATCAAAGAAT